TTCAATCACCTGAATGGAACACCTTTGTTCCAGAACAGATTAAGTGAAGACCCTCAAACGCTCTATAAATAAAGCAGAGGTGGGTGGCGAACCGTTGCCACCTGCCTTTGCTGCATTTGAAAGGGCTGGCATTATTCTGCGTCGAGCAGAAGTAACTGTAATCGCTGGCACTCCAGGTGCAGGCAAGTCATCAGTTGCATTGTCTATTGCTGCAAAAACAAAACATCCGACACTTTACTTTTCAGCAGATACCAATGCACACACAATGGCTATGCGCTTGATTGCCATGACTGGCAAGATGACACAGACAGCAGCAGAAAGTTTGCTAAAGAACAACCCAGATAAATCACATGAAATACTGCAACTCAACAATCATTTGTTCTGGTCATTTGAATCTAGCCCTACACTCAAAGACTTAGATGATGAAGTCTCAGCATTTGAAACTGTATGGGGTAAGAGTCCTACCTTGATTGTGGTAGACAACCTAATGGATGTAGCAATGGATGGGTACGATGAGTTCGGTGCAATGCGTGCCGTTATGAAAGAACTTAAGTACCTAGCCAGAGATACCAACGCAGCAGTGTTGGTGCTACATCACACCAAAGAAGGCTTTGATGGCTATCCTTGTCAGCCGCGTAGCGCAGTGCAGGGCATGGTCAATCAGATACCAGCAATGGTACTTACAATCGGACAAATGAAACAGGGAGACGAAACATTCTTATGCGTAGCCCCAGTTAAAAACAGATACGGACGGGCTGACCAGACAGGCAGTAACTATGTTACTCTGTCATTTAATCCTGAGTCTATGTACTTAGAAGATGTAGCAGTTAGATACCAACAAGAGGAGGTAGTGTAATGCCAAAGTATAGAGTTACATACTCACAATATAAAGTAAAAGTTATTCGTGCATCATCATTAAAAATAGCAGAAGAACGTGCAAAGAAAGCAGAGACAGGTAGATGGGAACTAACGGAAGTTAGGGACGAGCCACAAGAATGAGTACAGCAGCCAAGCGTAAAGGCAGCAAGGCAGAAGCAGATGCTGTCAAGTGGTTAAAGGTCAATGGCTTTCCATATGCAGACCGCAGAATCGCAGGAGCACAACTAGATAAAGGTGATATCAGCGGTGTGAATGGAGTGACCATTGAGGTTAAAGACCACGTCCGCATGGACTTGAGCGCTTGGGTGAAAGAGTTAGAAGTAGAGATTAAGAACGACAACGCGTGGACTGGGACAGTTCTACATAAGCGCAGAGGTAAGTCAGATGTTGGTGAGTGGTATTGCACAATGCCAGCCAGCATTTGGCTTGCCCTAATCAGAAAGGCAATGGGTGAAACATAGTATCGCGGACTACTTAAGATATGTAGGCGCAGCCGTGCCTGCTGAGGGACACGGCTGGCGCAAAATTAAGTGTCCATTTCATGCGGACAGTCATGCATCAGCAGGTATTAACTTTGAAGAAAACAGATTCAAATGCCACGGATGTGGTGTTGGTGGAGATGTATACGATTTAATTATGCATAGAGAAGGAGGTAACTACAGTGAGGCTGTCAAGTTCGCACAGACAATTTCTCTTACAGGCGACGCACCAGTACGCAAAACAGATTCATCTAGCAACAGAGTATCTAGCAACACGCAATCTCTCGGTCGACGAGGCGCAACGCTTTCATCTTGGAGTGGTAAAGGACGCTCTTCCAGGTCATGAACAGTACACAGGCAGGCTAGCAATACCATACATAACACCATCAGGTGTAGTTGATATTAGATTCAGAGCGATAGGTAATGCTGACCCAAAGTATATGGGTATGCCAGGTGCTAAGACCAGCATGTTCAATGCACAAGTAGTTCTTACTGCATCAGATTATATCTGTGTGACAGAGGGAGAGATAGATTGCATTACAGTTAGTGTCAAGACTAACCATCCAGCCGTAGGTATTCCAGGGGCCAACAATTGGAAACCGTTTTACTCTAAGATATTAGATGACTTTGATACAGTAATTGTATTAGCAGATGGCGATACAGCAGGTATGGATTTTGGCAAGAAGGTTAGCCGAGAGTTAGGTAATGTTAATATAGTGCAGATGCCAGAAGGGCATGATGTAAACAGCATAGTAATGCTAGAGGGGGCAGAGTTTATTAATGAGCGAATCCGAAAATGCATTTCTTAATAATGGTGAGGAAGTATGGGAGTTCATCAAGGAACATCCTAGATACATAGGCATACCAATCTCCAATAGCAAGGGATTAGATATCCTTAATGCGTTAAGAGATGTGTGGATGGCAAATAAAACAGACCCACAAAAAGCCAACAGCATGTTAACAATGCTGGCAGCAGTGCTAGTATCGTCAGAAGCAGGGCACGGAGATGAGATTGTAGAAGAAGTATTAGTGCAAGAAGCAATGATGGACTTTGAAGAACAGGCTAGGGAGATACTTAATGAAAGACCTGAATAATTTTGAAGATATATTAAATGAACTACGTATAATTATGGTGCGTAAACATCAAGACTACGGCCCGTTTAACATAGCCAATGCTCCAGGTGGTGCAATGAATGGACTACTTGTGCGTATGCACGACAAGATGGCACGATTAGAAAACCTTTACTATAAAAAAAGCGACACGCCCAACTATGAAAGTATTGAAGATACCTTTATTGACCTAGCAAACTATGCAATAATCGGACTATTGGTGCAAAGGCGACAATGGGAAGGCGTAGCAGAGGGATAACGTGGACTACTTAGAAGAGTATGAGCAGATGGTTGTGGCTGTTGCTGCCGAATACCAGCGCAAATACCCAATGACTGACCAGCAAGACATACAGCAGGTGCTGTGGATATGGTTCGTTAGTCACCCAGTTAAGTACAAAGAGTGGTCAGCCCTGCCAAGAAAAGACAAGGACAAACTCATAGCCAAGTCTCTTCGCAATAAAGCAATTACTTATTGTGAACGCGAAAAAGCACGGACGGTTGGCTATGAGTTGCTTGACCTCTACTACTACGATGCATCTGTTATCGAAGCGTTCTTACCATCAATCATTGCTGAGTCGTATGAGATTCCAACTAAGATTAAAGACCTTAACTTTAAGTTCAACAAGTCAGAGGCTGCCAATGATGGCAACAACTGGCTAGTACTTAGGTCTGATATTGCAGCAGCATATTATAAACTGTCAGAAGCAAAGCAGTTTATCCTTAAGGTCAGATTCACAGTGGACAATGTCGAGTGGAGTGAGACAGCCAAAGAGTTGGACACAACACCAGATGGTGCACGAATGAAAGTCCAAAGAACTATTGCATCTCTAATTAGAAACCTAGGCGGATGGAAACCACAGCCTGATGATGATTTAGTAGAGGCAGATGATGACGAACGAGGAGAATAGTGTTGCTAAAGAAATCAGAGAGTTACTACACCCAACGGATTACACACACGCTATGGATTTGCGAGGAGAATCTATTGGAGATGTTTGCGTATGTGGAGGGGATGTATTTCATGCGCTTGTTGCATTTGACCAAGGTGAAATATGCTTTTATTTCCTTGATGGAGAGTGCGCTAACTGTGGGTCTATGGTCACACTCCCTCACCCAACGGGCCAGGAGTTTAACTAATGCCACTGTTTGATTTCAAATGTAATTGTTGTTCAGATGTAATTGAAGTAAGCGAAAATATACCGCCAGCCTGCACAACTTGTGGTGAAATCATGCAGCGTATATGGTCAGCACCAGCCATCAAGTTCAATGGCACAGGCTTCTACTCAACAGGAGGATAGATGGAATACCCAGATTGGCAAGGCACACCTAACTGCAGAAGTGTAGAGTCAGAGGAGTTCTTTGTACCAGATGGTAGTTCTACATATAGAGAAGTTAAGATGCTTAAGAAAATCTGTAGCAACTGTGAAGTTAAGAAGCAGTGCTTAGACTACTCACTTAGACACGCTGTCTTTGGATTCTGGGGCGGTACTACAGAGTATGAACGTAAACTAATGAGAAACAAACTCAACATTACAGCCAAGCCACTATACTTAGGATACCCATGAGCAAACTATCAGACTTCGACTTAGACCTAGCAAAGGGACAAGAAGGAGAAGGGTTAGTAGAACAACTACTAACAGGTGGCAAGACAGTAGAAGTAAAAACAGATTTGAAATGGAAAGATACTGGCAATCTATATATCGAAACAGTTTGCTGGTCGCACAACAATGAGAATTGGTATCTATCAGGGCTATCTAGTACTAAGGCAGAATACTGGGCCTTTGTATTAGAGGGGGCAACCCTGTTGATACCAACGGAGGTACTCAAGCAGGTAGTAACGGTTCGGGGAAGAGCCATTACTTGCAACATACCTCCGAACCCTAGTAAGGGCTACCTTATTAAGGTTGAAGACATACTTTCTGCCCTGCAGAAATAGAAAAAACCCCCCGCGCTGGTAGGGGAAACCAGAACGGGGGGTTTACTGTCTCTATGGGGCTGCTAAGCCCCTTAAATGGGTACTACTTTGAACCGCGACCAAACTCTGGGGCAGAGTTATCTAGCCACTTGAGTAGTGGACCAGCAAAGCCAGCGATTGCTGCCATTGCTAAGGTCTTTAGGTCTGTCTCTCCTGCAAGGTAAAGTGCTACAGCAGATGCTGCTGCTGCACGGAACCATGTTAGTCCGAGTTGTTTGAATTGCTCCATTATTCCTCCTAGGGGATTAGGATTTTGTACTGTGCAATTTGCAGCAAGTACAAACTTGTTTTGTATATGCTTTCTTAGCAGGTACTGGTGTTACTTTAGCAATAACTTGACTAATAATCTTTGGTTGATTTAACCACCAAAACCATGGAGAAGTATCGGCAGAGCAAGCAGCATCAATAGAAATATGTAGATGCCTGTTATGAGGATTACTCCCAGTGTACCGTCTGTTTCCTTGCTTAGCCTTTTCCTTAGACCATATCTTGCCTTTGAAGATAAGGTAAGTAACCCGCTCATCTTCTTTAAGTTTTTCAAAAATGTTAGCACAATCAATTCCATTCTTAGGGTCATGTGTTAAGTCAACAGCAAGTCCAGTATTGTGGTCGCTAGTTGGATTCTGTTTTAGATGAGCGTTCGACGGCAGAAGCCCATCGGATGCTTTCATACGAGATGGCGCTATCGCTGTGGCTTGTCGAAGGACAGCAATAGCGGCAGGTGTGGCTCTCTTGACAACATTCTTCATTCATTCTTCCCTCTTTGTAACATCATTTGGTAGAGAACTTCTACCTTTGTTTCTAATCTAGTAACAGAATCTTTGACACTTGAACCACCATTAGGCTTGAGTTCATTAAGATAGTGCTTAACCATCCAGCGTACCGCTGCAGCAAAGCCACCTACAATTGTCATTACAGCAACAGCAACGGTTGCATAGTCTTGTGCTTGCATTACACAGTCCTTATCGTGATATCAATGATGCCACCATAACCATTAAAGCCACGGTCAGGTGGAGTCAAACGGGTGAATGAGATTTGTTCAATGAGTGCCTGACGTGACTCACCTGTGGTTAAGTCTTGCCATGTAACAACATCACCGTTTTGTTCGACAGATTCTAGTTGTGTGATTCTGTCAAATGCTCGTCCGTCATATCCCGTTAGCACATTATACTTGTCTGTTTCTACATCATAACAATAGACAGGAAACTTTATAACTCTCTGTCGTGGTGTAGCAATGTAAGCCTTTGCCTGATAACCCTCCATAACAGGACCTTTACTTGAGTCAGTAGCATCACGAAACAATATAAACTTGTAAGATAAATACTCCTGTGCTTCCTGTGGATTAGATGTAGTTACCTCAACTGGTGGTACTGATGCGTCATAAGATACGACATCAAATGCAGTACCATCAGCGGTAACTGTTTGTAGAGTCATAGACCCAAACTCATAATTTCCACGTGCAATAAGACGCTTAAAGTTTTTAGGTTCTAGTGTGTTATATCTAATATAGCCTGTTGTTAGATAGCCGTTGGTTACTAATTCTGTGGCTGACTCTAAATAAATTGCACCATCTGTGCCATTGTAGGCTGTAGTAAATGCAAGTCTATTGGTTGCACCAAGAAATGCTACACCTGTTGTGTAGTGTTCTGTATCCTGTTGTATCTGTAAATCATTTGCGTAGGCAAAGCGTAATGGTTCTACTTCTGTTCCTAAATCTAGGCGGATAAGTCCGCCATCTAAAGCGCCTATGCCTGATGCTGCCCAAACAAACCTATCTCTAGCAGCAAAGTCATAGACTGGTTGTGCTGTTTCTACAATCAAAGGACCATAGTTAATTGAACCGTCTTGGTCTGAGACTGTTGCGACTCGAATACCTTTATTAGTTCCAATTATCATGTAACCTAAATAGTAATATAACTTTTCTACAATCTCACCAGCGGGTAGTTCTGCTGCAACTACTGCAGATGTAAGGGTAGGCATTACACCAGCGGTAGATAGCGTGTACTTTTGAATAGTAGAATAAATACCAGAATGTCCAGCGGTATAGATAGCAGGACCTGATGCTGCTACAGATGTGTAGTGATAATTTACATTAGGGTTTGTGTATACAGGTGATGGTAAAGAAGATGCTACGGTAGATAGTTCATATACTTTATTGTTTACGCATAGAACAATACGGTCTTTAATAAACTCCATTGTTGCAAATTGAATTTCAATATTAGCATCCTGAAACATCTGGGTAACGTCACCACTAGCGCTAGGGTTTGACCCACCACTAACTGCATCGCCAGTTAAAGGCTTCTTAAACATAGTAAGGCGTTGATTTCCACCTGAAGTTTTATTAGTTACCCAGTAAGCATTAACTCCATCATCACAGATAGCAAATACTTTTTTATCTGTTCCAGCAAGGTAATCAATGTAGTGGATTACTGGGTCTGTTACACCAGTACCAGCAGGGGATACAGCAGTAGAACCTACATCTGCTACAACCTTTGCATAAGTAAATGTAGTAGTAGTTGGCACGGTTGTAATGCGATAAGAACCATTAAATGTAGCATCTACATCAGTAATAACTATTGTCATACCTACAGTTAGCCCGTGTGGGGTAGCAGTTGTTAGTGTTGCCACATCGCTAGTCAAAGCCTTGTTAGTAATTGATACAGTAATTGATGGTGATACCTTGTCTACATCAAACTCATCATGTAGTAAAACACCATTAACACCTGACCATTGAATAGAACGGACATGTTGATTAACATGCTGATGGTCTGTGCCTACAACTGGACCAGTAGTTTGATGTGTATTAACTACACTTTTAAGTAGGGTTACTTCCCCTTGCTCAAATACATTTACCCCTTGGCTGTCGGCAAAACGGTACTGTGCTGGAGAACTAGATGTTGCTTGGGCTGGGTCAAAAAATGTTATGCCATCTCCACCATGAAAGGACATCTGACTTCTAATCCACCAGCCAGTGAGCGACTGCTCACCTGGCTCTGTTTGATTATCAAACTGTTCCTTACGGAAAGGTGCAGTTTGGCGGATGTATGGACGAGCATCACTAATAGCGTAGATAAACGGCATACCACCAACGGCAACATCATAGGCTATGTCTGTGTTCTGCCAGATAGCAGAGGTGGCAACGACACCAACATCAACAGCAATGGCTCTCGATGCACGACCTTCGGTAATATCACGATTAGCCACTTAGACTCCTAGTCTTGTTGTTCTTTAAGTTTATTCTTTAAATGTTCGTGTGCCCAGTACAGTGCATAGTACCCATAATCAAGGCTAAAGCGTTTAATATGCTGTACTAATGCACCAGTGTGTGCGTGTAATGGAATACCTGACTGTTGCATCTTACGGAAGAAGACAATGTCTTCACCTACATACTTATCGCCAACACCTTCTTGCTCTGCAAACATTGACTGGTTTGGAAATTTCTCACGCATTTTAGGAATGATTGACTTGTGCATAAGAACAAAACCAAAGCCTGCACTATCTACCTTGATAAGTTCGTTATCTGGCAGTGGGTGTACATGTTGGATACTAAACTCATCTACATCATAGAACAATGCAGGAAATGGCTTAGCCAATGTACCTTCATTTTCCTTAGAAATAAAGTAAGTACCACTAACTACTGGCTTACCAATCTTGTCTGCAGCATCCCAAAGTTTAGCAACTACTTCCATGTTAACTACAATGTCTGAGTCAATCCATAGTAACCAGTCACTTTTAATCTGGTCAGCCCAATAGTCAAACAAAACCTGACGTTGTCTGCCAATCTGATTACCCTGTACTCGCATACTGTGAGTCAGTTCGATGCCGTTGTTAGCGCACTGTAGTGCCACACTAACGACACCTTCTGTAAACTTACCATCAGTGTTACCGTTGTCACACCAGCCAATTGCTAGTGTTCCTTTGTTTATCTTAGCCATTATAGTCCCCTAGTTGTATTCTTTTTTTGTCCAGAACATTGATTTATATCTATCAAAGAACTTACTTTGTAGTTTCTTTGTTACTTTAGCCTGTGCTTCTAAGTCTTTTTTGTTACCTAACCCCATAGTCCAAGAGTCCCGTTTGAATGGGATTACTTGTGCAATAGGTGTTCCCTTTGGTATCAGCCCTTCAAATGTTGGGTCATTAATAACAAACGGAAAGTTAACTGGAGAAGTGTACTGGTCAGTATCTACAATTCCTGGAAGAATAGTAAACACAGACTCCCTGTGAAATGGTTGCACAAATAAAGTAGAGTAGCCTTTAGGTGTTGATATTGCCCAAGGGTTTGTCCATTTTGGATAAGAAAAACCATTTTTAGCAGGATGTTTTGGTGCTTGTTCTATAGGATGAAAACCAATTAAACCAAAGTCAGACCATTCAAACCACTGACCTTCGTCTTTTGCAGATACATACACATCTGCTGGTGATTCAATAATATAACCAGAAACCAAAGCATCAAATACTGGCATGCAACGTTTTACTGTAGCAGAGGTACCACCTGAACCAGTAGGTTTTTTTTCATCATTAATATATGACTGTGTGTTTTTATACCAATCAGGAACTAACTTAGATGCAGGTTTTGGCTGTTCTAAGTCAGCACCAGATGTGTTGGTAAATATAATTTTCATTTTTCCCCTATTTGTTTTATTATTCTGAAGGATTTAGTGGTACTTTAATCCACTCTTTGTTAATCTCGCCCCATTTCCAAAAAAATCCATCTTCTATTTCTGGCATAGGTATAGGTGCTTCCCACAAAAATGTATCGTAGTTTAGTTTCCAAGATAAGAATGGTCTTGGCGCTCTGAAAGCATCCCAGTATTCATCATAATAAAATTCTATGCCAGCGAAATTTTTTCTAAACGGTGTGCCGCCTTCTTGGTGTTCTCCCGCAAATGTATTATAAGAAGTTCGTTTACAGATTTGACCTCTAAAATTTCCATACCAAGTTTCAGGGTGTAATCCTTCAATTAATTCAGTTTCATCAACACCAGTAATTACTTCAGTCACTATGTTGTTGTCATCTAAAAATGCGTAATGAGCCATTATGAAATTGCCACCGTTCCTGTTCCTGCGTTAAAAGTTGTAATTTTGTTAGCACCTGACGTATTAGTACTTGCAGTTAAACCTCCACCAATATTGGCAGAAAAACTACTTGGATAACGAAGTATAACAATACCTGAACCTCCTGCTGGTCCATTACCGCCTACGGAACCTCCGCCTCCTCCACCAGTGTTAGCACTACCAGCAGTAGAGTCACCTCCACCACCGCCATTGCCAGCGTTGCCACTTGCTCCCGCTCCTCCGCCGCCTCGGGTTACAGCATTTTCAGCAATGTTAGAAGTAACGCCATTTCCACCAGCAGCACCGCTGGCATTATTAGCAGCGCCGCCACCGCCACCGCCAGTATTACTATTAGTAGCACTATCCGCGCCAGCAAAACCTTGATTTGCTGTTCCAGATGCACCTGTACCTTGACCTTGAAAACGACACCCACCACCGCCTGAGCCACCACTAGATGCATTTTTACTATTTTGTCCACCGCCACGACCGCCTCCAGTAGAATTTATAGTACTAAATACGGAAGCACTTCCTGAAGTACCATTATTTGAAGCCGCTCCACCTGCGCCAACAGTAACTGTAAAATTGCCGCCAGCCAAAATAACTTTTGCTGTTTCTGCAGAAGCACCACCACCAGAAGTTCCAACACTAGTTCTGTAACCACCAGCACCACCGCCTCCACCGCCGCAGGCTTGGTCGCTAGCGCCTCCAGCGCCACCGCCACCAGCAATTACTAAATAATCAACAGTAACAAATGTTGGAATAGTTACAGAGTTAGTAGCAGAACTTTCTAATCCAGTTCCATTAGCATTTGCTGTTTTAACTTTAAATGTATAACTTGAACCAGACGTTAATCCAGTAAATGTATGTGATGTAGAAGATGTAGTTGCTGCTGTTTGTGATGTTTGAGCAGTTGTTCCATTTAAGTATGGAGTAATTGTAATGCTTGTTAAGTTTTTTCCACCAGTTGAATTTAGTGTCCAAGTAACTGTTATATCACTTGTAACTGAGGATGTGCTAGCAGTTCCAATTGTAGGTGCTTCCGTAACAGTAGTAAGCGTAGCACTTGATGTTGGACTAGTTGGACTAGTTCCAAAAGCATTAAATGCAACCGCGCTAAAAGTATAACTTCCATTATTAGCGGTTGTTACAGTAATAGCAGTTGATGTTGATGTTGCTGTATAACCACCAGTTGTAGCAGTTGCTGAAAATCCAGTTGCAATACCACCATCTGTTCCTGGGGTTATTGTTACAAGCGCTTGAGCACTACCATAGGCTACACCTGTTCCAACATCTGTTACGGCAATTGTTGGTTGTGCAGCAGGAGCAGAACAAGCAATCCAATCTGTTCCATCATAAATTTCAAGAATGCCTTTTTCGCCATTGTAATATGGGTCTCCAATTACAGGTGCAGCGGGACGACTAGCCGTGTCGCCAGAAGGAATACCTGCTGCTTCTGGTAGGGGAAATTGTTGAATAGCCATTAGTTAATCTCCACTCCGCTAATGTGAATTGTTACTGAGGTAGTTGAAGCAAAGCCACTAATTACCTTAGGTGTTGCATTGGCTGGAAGAACCTGCTTAAGGTCAAACCCAACAAGAGCGTTGGCAGCAATAGTTACCTCTGGCACTAATACAATTCCATCCATTGCAACAGTTGCTGTTGCTGAAGATGTAGATGCATTTGCAAGTACAATATTAGTTACCACCGCAACTGAGGTTGTATTTGGGGCTGTATAGAGTGTTGCGCTTGATGTTGCTGCTGCTGTTCTAGCCAGCGCTTTGGATGTTACAGTCATTATTTGCTGTACCTTTCTTTAGAGAACGCCCATTACGGCGTTGATGCTTGTTTCGTCTGATAAACTTAGTGTTACTGTTCCTGATGTTCCACCACCTGCAAGTCCATCACCAGCAGTTACACCAGTAATATCTCCTGGGTTTGGCAAAATCCATTCAAGTCCTGTTGTTGTTGCGCTATTAACGCTAAGAACATAACCATTAGTTGTAGCAACTGTAAGAGCAGACGGTGTTGATGCACCGCTTGCTGAAATTAAAGAACCTTTGCTAGTAAGGATAGACTTGTCAATAAAGTTAGATGTATCAGGGGCTACTAAGTCCCAAGCGGAACCATTATAAACTTTCATTGCACCAACAACTGAGTTAAAGTAAAGTGCTCCAGTAATAAGAGCACCGCCATCGTTGTCTACTGTAGGGTCAGATGTCTTAGAACCTAAGTATCTATCGTCAAACTCATCATAAGATGTTGCTGCGCTATTAGCGGAAGTCAGAGCAGAACTTGCACTAGTAGATGCAGAAGATGCACTAGTGGCTGCTGCCGTAGCGGATGTACTTGCACTGTTAGCAGATGTTAATGCTGATGATGCTGAAGTACTTGCACTGTTAGCAGATGTTAGGGAAGAACTTGCACTAGTTGCTGCATTAGTCTCTGACGTAGAAGCCGAAGTTGCAGATGTCAAAGCGCTTGCTGCACTTGTAGATGCAGATGCTGCGCTAGTCGCTGCTGCCGCAGCATCTCCTACAATACTTGCTGCACTTGCTGCAGCACTAGATGCTGAAGTGGCTGCAGCCGTTGCTGATACACTAGCAGATGTAGCGCTTGTGGCTGCTGCACTTGCAGAGTTAGATGCTGTAGTTGCATATCCTGCAATTGTGGCTACAGAAGCCGCTGCGGTTGTTGCACTGGCTTCCGCGCTTGTAGCGCTTGTAGCAGCAGATGTGGCTGATGTAGCCGCTGCTGTTGCACTTGTTGCTGAACTAGTTGCACTAGTTGCCGCTGCTGAAGCAGAGGTTGCTGCTGAAGTAGCAGAGGTTGCTGCCGCTGTGGCTGAAGTTGCTGAGGCTGTTGCAGATGTGGCAGATGCTGTTGCACTGTTAGATGCACTCGTTGCAGAAGTAGCAGCAGATGTGGCACTAGTAGCAGCACTTGCTGCTGATGTGGCTGCTGCTGTAGCAGAACCTAAAATGCTATCTACATAATCCTTAGGAGTAGCAGATGAGGCAGACATACCTGCAGAAGATAGACCAGTAATAACTGGTGAACCTGAAATAGTTGGGCTAGTTAAAGTCTTGTTTGTAAGCGTCTGTACTGCAGTAGCAATAACCACTGTGCCTGTTGTGTTAGGCATTGTGATTGTATTGTCCTGTGTAGGGTCAACTACTGTCAAGGTAGTTTCATAATCGTCTGCCGTAGTACCCTCAAAGACAATGCTAGTTCCAACGCCAGGAGTTCCAGTAATTGTAGGGTTAGAAATTGTAGGGCTTGTAAGAGTTTTGTTGGTTAGTGTCTGGGTATCTGTAGTACCCACCACAGCCCCTGTAGCCCCGTGTACGCCTGTTGTAGACTCAATGTGAACATTAGACTCACGGTAGTCACGACCGATAGCCATGTGGCGCACAACTGCACCAGCCGAGTGGGCTTGGGCAGAGGAGCCATCTATGGCACGAGTAATAGTAAAGGTGTTAGTAGATACCGCCGTGGCATCTACAATTTCTTCGAGCGCTGTATCTGGGTCAATGACCAGAGTAAAGGTTGTACCACCTGCAATCGTTGCACCACCCATAAGAGACGGCCCATTCTGAACAACAATCGTTGTTGCACCAGCAGTAACCGCGCTAGTCAGCGTAGATTGCTGAGAGCGTGAGGAGTAATTTCTAGTTGTCATTTATATTCCTATCGGCTGTAGTGAACTCGTGTTGGGTACTGAGTTAATTGCTTTTGTTTTTCTTCATTAAGACGCTGTTGATATAGTCCAAAGATTTGACGCACTGCTGTATTAGATGCACCGAACGGACGCTTAGAGTCAATCTCATCAGCCTGTGGGCTGTACTGAGCAGCACGGGCTGGGTCAAGGTATGACAACAGTCTGTAGGCTGCGCCTAAAATAATTACATCTTTAACTGTATTTGATAATCCAGTCTGTGTAGCAAAGTCTTGTGTGTTAGTTGTAAAAGGCATTGGGTGTGTAGCATACATAGCCTTAACAGTTCTACCAGGAATAATAACATCCTGAATAGTTACAGTTTGGGAACCGCCACCCCATGTGGCGACATCTGCAAACGGGTCAAATGACCAACGCTTAATTCTAATCCATTCTTTTGTTGGCCCAATATCCTGCCATGACATAGTAAGAATGTTTTCTATGTATAAGTCTTGAAACTCATAAGTAGTTACCGCTGCATTGTAAACAAATGATGTTTGCTTAACCGCATAGATGGCAGAGCCAACTGCTTCGATAGTATCGTTGATAGCCTTCTTAATAACATAGCGCGGGAAAATAGGTGAGATAGTAACCTTTACATCCGCAGCATGGGTAGCAGCATCTGTTCCCAGATAGCCTCGCCCGTAAGGGGCGACTGTTGCTGTATTGCCAACACGGTCAAATGAATCAACCCACATCAACTCTTCATCAATTTCAAGCACACCTTTGCCCACATTGCTAGTGTCTCCAAGAGACAAGATTGTAGGTGCAGTACTTGGTGAGGTTAAAGTATTAACCGCAGTTCTAAGATAGGTAGAGCGGTCTTGCTGGTATGTGTAACCTGATAGATTGATAAGCACTTCATCAATCATCTGTGTCAATGTTGTTGTCACAGGTCTATGCTCCTTAATGCAACAATGGCTGATAGTCCAGTAGTTCCTGCTAATTCATTACAGATAGCGTTAAGCATCTTGTATTCATTGGGTTGACGATTTGCGTCAGCCTTAATATTTAGAGCAGCAATAATACCTAAGCCACTAGTCTCAGCATAGTTGTTTGCTGCACCTTGTTCGGACTGATATGCATCTGGTGTTGGGTATGTCCCACTATTTGCAAGACGATTTAACTCGTCAGCAAGTGTGCTACCTGCTACTCCTGTTGCCATTATCTAAACCTCGCTGCTTTCTTTGCTATTGACTTTGGTTGTCTTACAAATTGCTTACCCTTTTTATTGCCAGCAGCCTTAGCCTTATTAGTTGCTGCTTTTTCAGCAGGAGTTAAAGCATCCCATGCTGCTGCTGGTAAATATCTTTTCTTGCCTTTAGATGGCTTACCATCAGAAGTTTTCCACTTCTGTGCAGTCCACTTCTTAAGAGACTTTTGAGATTTAGCAAGGGCCATTAGTTGTACCCTCCGCCTGCCTTCTTGTATTCAGTAGCAAGTAACTGTGCTTTACGAGCAGACCATTCACCAGGGTCTCCACCTCTAGAGCCAGCCTTAATCTTCTTAAACAATGCAGCACGCATACCTGGCTTTGTGTAGTTACCAGCAGCGTTGACTGTTGATTTCTTTTTAGCAGCCATTATTTTTTAGCCTTGTTTCTCTTAGAGATAGCAGCAGCCTTAGCCTTTGCATCTGACTTTGAAGAAGCACCCCATGCTTGCAGTGATAGAAGTAGACGAGTAGGCGAGCCATCAGGCTTGCGCTCTGGACCTGGCATCCCACCCATCCGTGCTAGGAAGGATGCCCTGCGTGGATTGTCTCCAGATTTAACAGGAGCCTTAAGAGTGCCACCCTTATAGGATGCACGACCTTTTGCGTTAAGTCCTCCTTTAGGATTTTTACCTTCTTTACGCGTCCATGCTGGAGACTTAGCCATTGTTTACTCTGTTCCTCTTCCGCCTTGCCAACCAGGAATCTTTGTAATATCACCTTTATACTTAATAAGTAATTTTTCAAAGGCTGTAAGTTTGCGTGGCTTAATACGTGTTTGAATATCTCTAACCTGTGCTGGAGTTTTATCTCTAGGAGCCATTACTTCTTCTTGCCCATCTTTTTCATAGCCATCTTCTTTGTAGTCTTCTTCATGGCTATCTTCTTAGCAGCCTTCTTAGCCTTAGCCTTACCTGCTGGTGTGTAATCAAACTTCTCTGTTCCTACCATTGGCATTATATTTGTCCTATCTCTTTCATTACTGCTACGGTTGATTTGTTTACTTTGTTTGCATCAGGCATTGTGTTCGAGTTGTATGGCTTGCCTAATACTTCGGAAGCCTTTTCGGCTTCACGAATCTTTTGCATTGATGTACCGCCAGGTTGTATACCCTGTGCTCTAGCCTCATTGTAAGCATTTAGTTCTTGATTAAACGCTCTCTGTGGTCTTTGACGACGAGAGTCAGCATCACCTGTACCTAGTTCAAGGGTCATAACCTTGCACCCAAAGCATCCTTCTACATATTCAGGATGTGTCTGTATTTGATGTAGGCTCATACTTCCGTAAAGTTTGCTTCCGTCACTCCTACACCACCAGCAATAAGCGCTGCCTTAGTAGTGTCATCTACTGTGTGGGCATAGCCACCACGATAAACAACTGGGTACTCAGGTAAATCAGAATCAAGTGGATAGCGAATCTGTTGGTACTGTCCATTAGTATTTAATACAATAGAAATACCACGGTCTAACTTATAGAACTCAAACAGTCTATGCATGCCTGCAGGACCTTCTTCAACTGTTGGTGTTTTAAATGACCAGTTAGACATTCATCCTCCTTTAGTGGACTCACCATAAGGCTGGGTTGCCCCAGCCCTACAGTCAATTAACTACTAGAGAGCAGCGATTGATGAACCTGATGTGATTCGGTATAGAGCCTCATCGCGGTAAACTGCAAAGCCAAGTACGCCGTACCAACCCATTGGGCGGAAACGCATCAACTTATCAGTTACGTTACCAATAACTACATGTGGCTCTTCAGCAACGGCTTCTGCCATTGCCTGTGCGCCTGCAACGATTGTGTCAAAGACACGTGTTACTGGAGTTACTGTAACAACTGTTGTTGCTGTAACTGCTGCTGTGTTAGCAGTATCTACAGTAATTGTTGTTGTTGAACCTGATGTTGCAATTGCTGTAATCTTAGCAGCAGATGCAATACCTGTTCCTGAAACCTTATCGCCAACTTCAGCGCGAGCAGCGATAACAGATGATGAAGCAACGCCGAATGTGAATCCTGCTGATGTTCCTGCAACTGTTACTGCTGTTGTTGCCAATGCTGACTGGTCTGCACCTGACTTGGCATTAAACAAACGTGATGACTCTACAAAGAACGCGCCTTCGTACTCACCAATTTCTCCAGCCCAAATCTTGCTTGCTTCTGAAGCAGACTGTGACTGTGGGTAGCGCCATCCTAGGTCGCCTGTCTCAGCACGAAGGTCGTGTGAAACTTCTGGGTGAATACCTACCCAGTATGCATTTCCACGACGGCCCTTGGCCTTGTTAGAACGCAACTTAGCAACTGCCTTACGGATGTCTGCTGAGTCTAGTGTAGAAGTTGCAGCGATTGTTGCAGTTGATGTTGCTGTACCTGAGAAGATGTTGTTTGTACCTGAGCGTAGAGTTGTCATTGCAACCTTGTCGATAGAATCTGCAAGGTTATATGCAATGATGTTAGCAATTGCTGGGTCTACATCTGCAAGTGAGAAGAGTTCCAATGCGCGAGTTACTAGAACTGCGTTACCGTACTCATTAAGTGTTACTGTGACAGAGGTTGGTGTTGTCAGTGCTACTGCATCTGGGTCAACAGTCTCTGTTAGTGTTCCTGTTACTGCATCAAGGTCAACGTACTTCTGTAGAACTACTGTTGAACCTGGAATTGCTTGACGTGCGGGGCGCTTATCTGCGACAGAACGAATTAGGGGTTCTGAACGGAGAGCGAACTCGAGAAGGCGGTCATACGCCTTTTGTACGAGACCAGCGCCGCCTACTGTACCGCCGAACGAACCGCTCGTGGTATCTGTATATGCGTTTGCCATGTTTTTTAGTCTCCTTGACTATGAACGGATATTATTGTTGTGACTGAAGAAAAGCAATGAAGTCTTCCGCATTGTCAAAATTGCCATTTAGACGAGCGTTCATATCATTTGCTTTATCTGGCGAAATACCCTGCTGCGTCACAACATCTTGCTGGCGTAATGCCGCAAGATTGATGTCGTCATTATTAGACTTAGGCTGATACCCAATTAAATCTCCGTTGTCAGATAGCCAATTATTAATTGACTCTTCATTAACTTCGGATATATCTTTTAGGATTAGCCGTGCTGCTTTGGTATTTACGCCCTTCTTTTCTAGGACTTCCTTAAGTGTCGACTCACGCTGCGCCTTGGAGAATATCTCAAGTTGCTCAGTAAGTTCCTTAATACGTTTTTCATCTGCACGCTTGGCTTTGCGTAACTTTTTAAGTAAGTCACTACCATCCAATGGTGCTTCCGTTTCTGTATCTAGGTCGTCATCTTCTTCATCCCAGTAGTTGTTGCTCATAGCAACCCACCCTTCTATTCGTTGTTAGTTCGCAGGCCACAGTTCAGTTCGGGGAAACTGGCTGGCTCCTACTATCGGTCTAATACGCTGCATGGGGCCGATAGGTCCATGTCAGGAATTTAAAATGCGCCGCGATTTTGCGACGCTAGGCTCTTGCTATCTGCTATACCAGAAGAACCCTTAAAGCGAGAAGTTTCTTCTTCAATTAATCTTTCTTGCTGTGTCAAAGCCTTACCGCTCTTACGCAGTACTACATCTTCAGCAAAGCCTTGCGTATAAGCAGGACCACCTTGAGAAGATATCTCACTAAGGAAAGAACCGCGTGGCAAAGCCTGTGCAATGTAACGGTATCCTTGCTGTGCTTCAGTCTTGTCAACACCAAACTCAGCAAGTGATAGCGCTGATGTAAGCGATGTTGTTAAGCCTTGTGCTACAGCAGAGCCACCAATTTCAGCAGCAGTTACTTTCTGCTGTAACTTAGGTAGGTTTTCTGTAGGATTCAAAAAGTAAGAAACTAAATCAGTATCGTTAATATTGTAAAAAGACTTAAGAGTATTGCGAGTAAACGGGTCAGCGTTTTTAACTCTAGTTACTGCTAGGTCAATACGGTCCTTAAACTCAACGGCAGAAATATCTGCAGCAATAAACTCGGCAAACTTCTTGTAGTTATCTTTACGATTACTGCTTACCATGCTGCCTAAGCCATAGGCTTTAAGTGTCTGGGCATAGGAACTTTCAAGGTTAATATACTCAGCCTCAGATAGGACATTTAAGCCCTTCTTAACACGTTCAAAGTTACCTGCAAAGCGAGTTGCGTAAGCACCAGCAGGATTAGTCTTTAGTTTAATTAATGCTTCGGCTGATGTAAGGCCTTGCTTCATATAGTCTGCAATTTCACCAGCAAGTTCTTCAAGTCCATAAGACCTAAACAAATCTTCAAGCATTGCAAATGCGTCACGCGTTGCATCGCTTACATTTATTTTCTTTTTATCATCATCAAAAGTGGTGGTAATGTTTGCACCATAAAGAGGGCTACCTGGTAAAGTATTAGTTAAAACATTATCGCCTTGTGTAGTAACAACCATACCAGTCTTAGGGTCAATCTTAGATGTAATACCTAGACCACTGTATGATTCATTAATACCCCTAACAACATCAGCAGCACCTGCTGCTGCATCTAACTGTGCTTGGGTCTTACCAGTAGTGCCAACCTTTTGTGTAAAAAATGCATCATCTGTAACCTGTTGCTGTTGCGCTACATTTTTCTGCGCTGCTGCTAATTGTGATGCAATACTTGCTGCTCCAATAGCACCACCTTCTTGTGCTGCTAATGCACTTGGCGTTATTCCTATTGCTGCTTGGCGCAGTAGTTGTGTTTGCTGATTCTCAAGGCTGGCTAAAGATTTCTTTTGCTTAGCAAGTAATGCTTGTGCTTGCTTTAAAGTTTCTGCTGCTTTTTTTTGCGCTGCTGTCTGTGCCATTAGCCCATGAATCCAAACGACTTAAGTATGGTGTTAGCAAAATCAGCAGCAGTATTACGTGCTTCATCTGTTTGTCGCCATAGTGGGTTTGCTTGCATCTGTCTATTAAACTCTGCAGTACTCATTAGTCCACCATCTCTAGTAAGTGCCATCTGTACATCTTTGTCATTGAAAGCATCGGTAATTGGAATACCTAGTTTTCTTGACTTAATCAATGCATACTGGTCAGCAATGTCTTTAACATTTCCACCATTAGTAATGTGGTCTTTAAGATTGCCATACATAGTTATTGCGTTAAGACGCATACGTTCTGTCTGCTTTTTAATAGCGTCTATTTCTGTACCACCAGCAATAACATATTTAAGTGCTTCGCCTGCTGTTAGTGGTTGTCCATACTCTGCTCCAGCCTTTTGCAAAGCCGCAATCTGTACAGCAACCTGACTACCCTTGGCAGAGGCAAGGATTTCTCCAGCATCTGTACCCTTAAGGGCTTTAATAACAATAGCGTTTTGAGAATTAAGTCTTTCTTGTGGAGTAAAGGCTGCGCCTTTTCTGGTAGAAGTAGTTATCTTTCCAGTTGCATCACGGGTTGAAACTGTCTCAACCGCAGACTTCTTTTCCCGTGCATTAATATCTTTATAGTATTCTTCTTTTTCTTGCTGTGTTGCTGGTCTACCTACAGCATCAATCATGTAGTCATTGATTTCATTGTAAGCATCGCCAGCAGTAGTAAGAATTAAATCTGTATCTTTAAAGGTTCCAGCCTTGCTTGCTGGTTCTCCCGTTCCAGCCCCACCCTTACCAGAGTTAAACCATGAAGAAAAAGGAACTTGCTTAACGCCTTCAATTTGAATTTTAGTTGCAGCATCAAATGTATATTTAGCAATTGCATTATCAAGACCAGACAACCAGTCGTTTTGTTCCAGTTGTTTTTTTGTAATCCAGTTACGGCTAACTAACTCTTGCTTTAAACTTTCTAATTGTCCAGGTGCTGAATAGTTCTTTAAGAAAGCATCACGTGCTGAAATAATACTTTGGTATTGACTGATAGTTGTTGAGCCATCAGCGTTCTTTGTATCAACAAAATAGACACGAGTTCCATTAGGAAGAATAACATTGCCAGAAGATTCAATTGAATAACCTTTAAGTCTGTCATCTGCTACATCTACAGCAGCACCATCTTCAACAGGTGGCGGAGTTTCTACAGTTTTATTTTCAGGTCTAACTACTCCCTTAGGTGCGGGTGGTAATGGGTCAACCTTTGCACCTGCTTTCTTAGCAGCAGTCTGAGCATCATAAGCAGCCTGTACTGCTGCGTCATACTGAGCCTGACCACGTGAAGGTATAAGCGCTTCTGCTTTTTTAAGAGCATCAAGTGACTTTTTGTATTCATCAACTGCACCCTGAGCACCCTTTTGCTTTTCGCTTGTACCTTTAGCGCGGTTAAGTTCTAAGCGTGTAGCATTTTTTAAATCTTGTGCTTTCTTGTATGCAGCAGAGGCGGCATCATAGGATTTCTTTATTGCATTAAACTCTTTCATACTAAAGTTGCGTACGCTGCCTGGCTTTGCATCGTTCTTTTCTTTATCTTCCAAGGCAATTAAATACTTTTGCTCTAGCCCACCACGTCCGCCAGTACCATTAAGGATATCAAACGTACGGCGTGCTTCTTCTGAAGCATCAAAGAAGGCTTTTTCTAAACCTCTAATGTCAGCCATTACTTTAACTCCTTATAGACATAGTATGATTCACGTGAATAAAATCCAAGTATTGATTTAAAGATTGCGCGGTTGGCTTCTGTTACATATAAGTCGCCTACCATTAACTCATTTAGATTAGCCTCTATCTGCTCTTTTCTTTCCCGCTTAAGTTGTGCAATGTTTTCAACATTCTTTAACTCTGGGTCAGTAGAAAAAGCAATAAACTCTCGTATCATTTTAATTGCCATCATTAACTTCTGGCGTGTGGCTGGTCTAACATCGGTCTTAGGGTTTGAAATTAACTGCTCAAGACTCTCAAGCATTACAGACTCGTTACCAATTTCATTACCAGAACCAATAAGTTCTGAATTAAGTAGTGGGTTGTTAGCCTTTAGTGCTGCACGTTGCTGCTCTGCTGCTTTAATAACATTGGCTCGTAGTTCTGGGTCTGACAAATTATTAAGAATATCTTTTTGCTGACGAGCAATGTCATAATACTTCTGCTTATCCTCTGCTACCTGTATATCTGTGTAGTAATCTTCAAGAGACTTACTCTCAATAAGACCTGCTGCCTTAATCCAGTTATAAGTACCAGCATTAAAGTCACCAATCTGTGGCGCAAAGATGTATGCAACCTCGCCATAAGTCTTAATTAAATCAGCGTTTTTGATGCCCCAGTTCTTTAATTTATCTGTGTTCTTAATAAGAACGCTAGTCTGCTTATCCTCACGGGCGACTGTATAGATAAGTTTGCCTGGATTCTTACCAATGTATGTAGCAAGTGCTACCTCGTATGGGTCTGAGATGTCTCCATTATTAATAGCGGTTATGCCATTAAGAATATCAAAGAACTCTGAACGCAAAGTAGTAATGCCAGTATCTTTAATATAGTCAGGAACTCCTACGGACTCCATAGTTGTAGGTGCAACTGGTGATAACAGACCTAGGAAGTGACGCATAAACAATACGTTATGTGCTGAGATACGGATGTTCTTTAGGTATTCAGACTTCTCTTCATCTGTAGCATCTGCTGCAATACCTATTCCGTTGGCTGCATTGTAGGCAATAGCCTGCTGTGCAGCGGTTACTTCTTGTCTAGACTTCTCATCAAATCCCAACATACCCCAGACACGCTGTAAGGATGAAGGAACAACAGCACGGAATATATCAACATTGTCACCAATGTTACCCAGTGCAAATGTATCAATGCTTTCACCTAGTTGCTGTGAGTATGGCTGTATTGCACCACCAACAAATGGAATTTTTCCTGGAACTATGCCAAGTATATTCTTTACAGCAATAACTCCTAGTCCTGCAATAGGGCCAGACAAGGTAGGAAGACCAGCATCTTGTGAGAATGATGGGTTAACCATTCTTAGTTTAAATGTAAACTCATTAAACAATGGCTGGCTGTATCCAGTATTACCTGTTAGCGCACGAAATGCGCCATCTGTAGCCTTGTAGATAATGTTATCCATAGGCATTACTACATACGGCTCACCTTCAGCATCGTTAAAGATAGCGCCACTTGATTCAAGTCCTACGTTAACTAAACGCAAACGATACAAAGTACGTGGTGCTACATCCTTTAAACGATAGATACGGCGATAGAAATCCTCAGTTGCTCTATAGTAACGACCAACAGTACGCACACTAAATGCAAAGTTAGAACGTATCTTTGGGTTATCAGCAAACTTTAGAATAGTATCTGCTGCTTCACGCACTGCCAATTCAGTAAAACGCTTTTCGGCTATAGCCTTATACTTCTCAGTTACTGCATCAATCTGCTTTTGAGTAGCACCAGCAAAAGGACCCATCTCATTTGCTACCTGTTGACGAACAAACTCTTTTTCAATACCAGCATACTTCTTGCGCAACTGTGCATATGTAACCATAACTGCTGGTTGACGGAATAAACCAGTTACTTGTTGGTCCATCCAGTCCATCATAGTATTTCCGTAGCGTCTAAATACAGACTCTACATCAAAGTCACCAAAGGCTATTTCAGTATTGATAGGTCCGCTAATACGGAATCCTTGGCTAGCATCTTGAAACTCATCTAAAGGAATACGTGCAACCGCTGCGTTCCAAGTAGGAGTGCGACCAGATTCTGCACTCATCTTGACTAGTTGCCCGTAACTATTCTTAACTACATCTAATAATCCTTGATTAAACTTGTTAGCATCACCATGGAATGTTTCATACATATCAGTAAACATACGGAATAACTGACCACGGGCAATCTGCTCATCATCTAGCCCACGCCCACGGGCCTGAACTGTGTAGGCTGTGCGTTCTAAAAACGCACCAACAGATAGATTGTCTTGAACCTGCCAAGTTTTAGTTAATGGCTCAAATTTAAAACCAATTTTTTCCATAGCAGCATCGAGTGCTAATTCCATCATTTCTTTACCAGTGCGTGGGTCTATCTCGCCTGGCTTTAATGCATTGTATCTAAAGAATATATCTGCTGGGTTAAGAGTTACATCATCAGTTAACTTAGCCTTGTTGGCAGCCAACATCTTGAACCATTTTTCAAAGTGTGCTAGTGCAACTTCGCGTTCTGTTAGCATGGCAGTATCAATAGTACGGGTTCCCTTACCCATCTTAATACCTAATGCATCAAAAGCCATATCAAGCATAGATGGTGTAATAACTGATGCAACAATCTCTTCGCCATAGCGACCAGAAATACCACTGCTTGCTACAAGAGAAGCAGCCATTGAGTTAAGTGCATCAGGTGAATGTATAAACGCCTGCATTAAATAACCAGCAGACTCAGGGTCTACATAACGACCATACATCTGTGAAACAGTATCTGATATTGCTTCACGTTTTTCTAGACTTGACAAAAGAACAACATCAACACCCAGTTCATCTGCTTTATTCTGCAAGATTGTCTGTCGGTCTAAGATTGATAGCGCTTCTTCGTGTGAATAACGTGGTTGCTGGCCCAAACGCATAGGTGCGTTAGAGCGCGGTACAAACTTTAAAGTCTTTTGAATACTACGACGTATAGGACCACTAGCAGACTTAGAACCAGTAGCAGCGCGAGATATATTTCCTAGTCTTAGTCCCTCTAATGATGCAAACTTACGTAAATCTTTAGTAGGTGCAGACAGTAAATACATAGTTGCTTCGTCAATAGCAGAACGAACACCTAAACGTGGGAACAAAGTTAAAATAGACCATGCATCAACTAGTCTTTTTGAAAAATTACCTTGTGTTGCTCCGCCAAGTGCAGTAATAATGTTTTTCTTAGACTTAATTTCCCACACAGTTGACCCGATTGTGTCATAAGGTAGTGGGCCAATAGCCCATGTAGTCTGATAAGGCTGCAACGGACCTTCAGTATTAACAAAAAATCCTGATTCAGATTCACGAACAGTGTTCGCTGGTGCAAACTTAACATGGTCTGGGTTAATTGCTAGGTCTCGCTTGGTAGCAAAGCCTGCTTTATCACCATACTTGTCCTGTAGTGTCTTAAGAATTAAATCTTCACCCTTAACACTGCCACCTAGTCCCATTGAATACATAGTTGCAGCATCTAAATTACGCAAAATAACTACTTGCTCATCAGCCGTTGAGTCCAAAAAGCGAACAGTTAATGCTTGAGCCATATCCTTTGGCAAAATCTGACGAGCACGGGCTGTAAAGTTAAAAGCAGTATCAACAGCGTTAACACCAACTCGTACTTCTAATCCTTGTGGCGAACGTGCCGCTAAGCGGCCAATTCTTTTCCAACCTTTAATTTCTTCATTGGCCTTTAATACTACAGACATATCAGAAAGAGGGTTAACTAAACGCTGTAGTGAATCTTCTGCATTAAGAAATGCAGCACTAATTGGTTCAAGAGCAGCATCTCTTTCAGCAGCATTACGAGACATGTTATTAAAGACTCTGTCTAGTGAACGTGTTATTGCATCTGAGAATAAACGATTTTGACGGGCTACTACTACGCCATTGCGCATGTAAGTTAAACCATCAACTCGTCCTGCTAGCAATAGATTTAGATTGCCAGCATTTTCAAAGTATCCTTGTGCTGATGCAGCATCAAATACTTCTCCATCTACAAGTGCCTTAATTGCATTCTGGTCATTATAACCAGGAAAGTTTTTTGCAATATCATCAAGTGCAATTGACTTTGCACCTGGAGTTCCGCTTGAGTCTTTTACCTTTTTAAGCGCAGGACCTAGTCCGTCTTGCCAGAATGAATAAACTAACGGATTCTTAAATGTATCTCCAACAGCCTTTTCTACTGAAACACCATTGTTAATTGCTTCAGTAAGCGAGTTAGCAATACGCTCACCCTTAGTTACACCCTTGCTTAGTCCACCTGTTATCCAAGTAAGTGGGTCTATAGCAATCTGATAAACAAAATCTATAACACCAGATACATTTTTTGTTGTACCGCTAACACCACTTGATGGTGGCTTGCGGTCAAGCATACGAGCAATGTCTCGTCCTGGAGAAATCTGTGCATACTTTACGCCATCTAGTACTTCCTTAAAAGCCTCTGGTTCATCATAGGCTTTTTTAATTGAGTTAAGAAGGTTAGCGTCTACTTTACCAAAGTCTTGAACAATCTCGCCAGGAGTTTTACCCGCAAGTAATCCTTTAGCAACCATAACATCAAACTCACCAAAGTAACTGGTCGCTTCCGCCAAAGCCTTGTCATCATACTGATTTTTTCCATCCCATGCATCTGTCCATGTTTTCATTGAAAACAAATCTTCGCCCTGTGCTACCTGTCGTGCTACCTTGTAAGGCTGGTTAATCAAGCGATTGTACTGTCCACCTAGTTTAAATAAACCAATCAATGGTGATGCAACTATTGTTCCGATAGTTTTGGCAACGCCAAAGAGACGGTCTGATACATCAGGTGCATCTTGCATGTAGTCAGCATCTTTAAACATAAACTTTAATTGGTCTTGGAACTGAGGTTCTAATCGGTTGTATTCTTTACGAGCCATCTCTGGACCAAGTTTAACTAGTTCACGATGCTTCTTAATCGTGTAACTCATCTGCTCTACTTGGTTTTTTTCCGTGCCAGTTAGGTTTGCATTTTTTGCAGCAGCGTAAATATTAGGTGATACCTCAGCAACAATCGGTTTGATGTACTGGGCCATTAAAAGTCTCTATCAAGAATTGTTCTGTAAATTAACTCTGCATCTCCTGATGAATCAAACTGTGCTAAATACTTTAATGTGTCAAGAAGCGTTGGTGTTTGATTAGGTAAACCACGCATTGCCTCTGAACCTGCACCATCACCCATGTCAATACCAGATGTAATTGGCTCACCAGGACGCATAGATGGCGCACCTAGCGGTGTTGGCATTTCTATTTGAGGCATCTGTGGCATTGAACTACCCTGCATAGGCGCACCTGTTTGTTGCGCCATAGTTGCTTGACCTTCTCCGTATGGCAAGCCAGCAATATATCTAGCAGGTTGTGTGGCACGGCCCGATTGGCCTGCACCACCAGTTGCTGAAACATTTGCTGGATTATTCTGAGGGGCTGTTGGACGCATCCCACCACGATTTTCTGGGGCAGTTGTCATTCTTCATCCTCCTCTTCTTCAACGGTTTCATGTTTAGTGCCAAGTACTTCACTGTTATATTCTTGTGCCATCTTCATCATCCCATACGCGTTCCATGGTGTCATGGCTTCGCTAACTTCTGTGTGTAAATATCGGGTCCCTTCGTAGTCTGCCCACTCGGTTATCATTAACCAGTTAGTGCAGATGAACTCAGTCCCCTTCGTATCTTCTTCGAGAAGAATCTTTAAGGCTTCTTCTATTTTGTCTCTAAACTCTTTGCTCATTTTGCGTACTGAATCTTTGTAATAATAGGTTCACTAGTGTGAATATCCCAGTTGCAAGAAATTTCTATTGCTTTGCGGATAATAACTTCTGCTTGTTCTGGAGTTTTTGTTTTACTAATACCCATTGCTGCCATAGCACCAAGGGCAACATCGCCACCGCTACCATTAAAATAAATGCCACGACTATCACGGTCCCAAGAGTAATCCTCAAATATAGGATACAAGATTCCATGAACGCTAATAATAAAACTCGAATCTTGTGCAGCAGCATCCCCATCTTCTTTCATGTCATAACCTGCGTCAATAAATGTTTTGCGCATTGCTGGTATAAACTTTTGCGTCATAAACAAATCTAAGTCTTCTAACTTAGTTGGCTTAGGTGGCTTCCATCCAAACTGCAATAAGTTAGAGCCGCGGCTAGCGCCTGCTCCTGCAATTAAGTATCCGTTGTTTTCGGTAATCTTGTGAGTAGCAATCGTCATAGGACGACCGCTTTCATCAGATGCTCTAGAGTCGCAACCAATTACAGACCAGCCATCTCCCTGATAAGCAGCGAGTGTTGTCATTGTCCCCTACCTTTATTAGTTAGCGTCTAGTTACTGTTCTTGCCGATGCTGAGGCTTCTCCGCCTGATGTTAAACTTGCTAAAAGACTTTGCAGTTGTGGTGGTTGCTGTGTTTCTAAAGAAGCGCCTCCTGCTGGCGCGGCGGGAACAGGGGACGGTTGCTCAACCTGTGCACCAGCAGGAGGTAATTCTGGCGCAAAGACTTCTTCAACGGCATCCTCTATTGGTACGCCACGTTGACGAGCCTTAATAACTCCAGCGATTTTATTTACCACGGCTGATGGGTCCCCACCTTGCACAGCCATTTGTGGAATGGCTTGTGTGTATGCTTGTAAAGAACTAACTAGTGCTTTACGCATATTCTCAATTTCAATCTTTTCTTGTTCCTGCGTTACGTTAATACCAAATGGTAGTTCACGCATTGCTAGGTCTGTAGAAATTAATCCACCACCTAATGCTTGTAACATAAAGATAAGTCCCTGTGCTGGGTTAAGCCCAGCAAGCATGCCGTATCTAACATCGGCAGTAAAGTCACTCTTAATATCTTTGCCTGGCTTGTAGGTAAGGCTATAAGGAGAACCTGCATCTACGCCACGGATTGTCTTTTCAAAATCAAAAAACTTCTCATCTACCTCAAAACATACAGAGATAACATCTCGTAATGCAGAAGCAAAGATAGCCTGAGCAGATTTAACCTGCGTATCAAAGCCACCCATAAGTGCTTGAACACCTTGACCAGTAATAATGGAAGCATCAATGTTTCCAGTACGTCCCTCTGGGTAACGTGTTCCTGTTCGTAGTTCCTGCTGCAACAAAGCCTGCTCAGTAAATGCGCCAGGTGGAATGTTAAGGTCTACGCGTCTTACACCTGCTGGGTTTGCTGTGCGAATAATTGCATCGCCACCCAGTTCAAGTTCTGTTACATCTGTTGGTAGAACAATTGGAGCCTGTACTGACTTCTCTGCTGCTTCCATCGCAAGTAATGCGAACCTGTTACGAAGCAACTGAATACCCAATACATCATCAAACTGTCCACGCATCTCACCATCAACTGATGGACGCTTAGCAACAACAACCATCATCTTACCAAGCGGGTTAGCCGCCTTAGATAAGATTAAATTGTTTTTTGATGGAACAAACAACAGAGATTGGTCTGCATCGTAATAACGGATTATCTCTAGTTGAGCGTTAAGGTCTCCCTTGTACATTTCTGGACCAAGAAGTTCTCTTGCATACTCAGGGAACTCTGAAGCAAGTTCTCCAATGCTCAAGTAATAACGCTTAGCAAAGGCGATACAGCGTCCGTAGCGGTCAAATTCTGGGTAAGCCCCCACTGGATTTTCTACGCGAATACGCGGTAGCCCTGCTTCTTCGTCTAATTCAATGATGAAAGGGACGAAACCAAATGTGATGTACATGTCTGCGCCTGTGTACATCTGTACTTGTAAATCTGAGTTAGAAAAATAATTGTTAGCAATACGAGTGCGTGTATCTGCAAACTTACGAGCACGGTCGTTGGCTTGGTTAGCAGCAGAACAATTGACAGATGGTAGTGGAGCCATGACCTCAGAAAGGTCACGGGCCACAATGTCAATAAAGTTTGCTACTACGTTAGCATCAACACCCTGTGGAAAAAAATCTGGGTAAACACTTGCTATCTGTCCTTTGCGGACAGCAAGAACATCTTGCTGGCGTGCATCACGCTCTGCAGCGCGGTCCTTAAGGGATGCAACGCGTGCTGAAATCTGTTCTATCGAAAGCATTATTGTCCTAACGGTTGATTAAAAATTAATTAAATACTTTCTGCTGCCTTCTTAAGACGAGCCTTTTCTTCGCGCATTACGATTCCTACAGCACGACCCTTTGTGCGACCGCGGTCATTTTTAATACGATTTGCTACTATTGGAATTAACTTTTGCTTCATTGCTTGCTTTTCTTGAGGTGACAAATTAAGGTCTTTAAGTCCATTAACAACATATTTTGTTGCCGCTAGTGTAGGGTTCATGCCTGTGCTTTTCATGTATTCTGTCTTTAATACTTTTTGTGCTTTAGTTGCCATTTATTTTTTCCTTATCCGTATTGGTGATTCCACATTTCAGATGCGGCATCATCTAAGTTAATTGAGGTACGTTTGTGTTGCTGCGCTCTAGTAGCCCAACGGTTGTTGGCATACCTTGCGATATTGCTATTTTGCTGCATGAACTCACGGGCACGGATAACCGCAAACCATAAAGCCATAACAGTATCTGTCTTACCTCTGGTGTCAGGCTTCCAGGTAATTAACTGTTGGACTAACGCCTTCATACCTTCTGAGTTTTCAGTACTAGGTAATTCTATAATGTTGTTCTTTTGGAACTTGCCTTCACGAGTAGTGCCAAAGAGTGTTGACATTGATGCCACACCGAAGTTTGTGTCCCATTTGTTCTTGCCTGTAAAGTGAGAATTAAGCCGTACGCCGTGTGAAGAGAGCCATGTTCGTAGTTCTTCATCAAGGGAGTAGGCTTTTTGGTGGGCGTTGATTTCAACGCGGAACTCTTGCGGTCTGTACCGAAGTGTAAAATCTTCAATGGCTTGCCTAATCTTTTGTGGCGTAGGGTCTGGCATGTTCAAACACTCTAGAACATAAATCTTTCCATCGGTCCTGTTATAGGTGATAGCCACAAATGCAGCATTACCCGCCATAGCAGGGTCAAAGCCCACAATAGTGTAACCCTCAACCTGAGGTGGATGTCCCGTTGCACCTGGCTTTAATGGACCACGCTTACGCATGCCATTGATAGAACCTTGCACCAGTTCAGGTGGAAAGATAGAGTCTTCAGTTACATCTTCTTGTTGATAAACAAGCGCCCATGTTGCTGGGGTTACTTCGCTTCTACGCTTGAAAAGCGTTTCGCCATCCCACTTAGGGTATAACCCTTCTTCATCAGGTGGGGTATCTTCATCCCCGTCCCAGGGTGTATCACTTGCAGGCCAGAGAGTTGTCCAGTCTTCTGGCTTATCGCTATAGTCAAGAACTGCTGGCATACCCATGTATGTGAAAGGTGACTTGCCACCAGACCAATGCTTAGGGTCGCGGAGTTCTTTATAAAAATCAGATGGGGCGATACGGGTTCCTACCACCAGTAACTTACCGTTCTTGCCCAGACGGGTAATAACTTCCTTTTGCAGCCAGTTAATCTGCTTCTCATGCTCGTGAGCGTTAGAGGTAGTTATACAGTCATCTAAGATAATCAGGTCGGCACGTGCGCCGTAAATCTGACCACCCATACCCAGTGCCTGAATCGTTGGGTCTTTTTCACTTGAGTTTCTCGCATCACTCCCAAGATAGACCGTGTCAACTCGCCAAGTATCTGAGTCCTCTTTCCAGCCCCCTTCTGGTCCAAAAGTTGTTTGTAACTTTAGCCAGCGCGGGTGGGATAATCTCTGCTTGATTGCGTACACGAACTCGCGTGCTTTAACAAGGGTCTTCGAGACCACAATAATGCGGACGTTCGGATTGAGAGCGATGCGATAAGTTGCGTAGTTAACCGTAATGACGGTTGATTTGGCGTGCTCAGGGGGAACGTTTAGAAGTAGGCGGTTCCGATTGCCTGGCTCGTAAATCATATTGGGGTGCAGCCATGATGGCTCGCGTCCCTCTAATAGGTCAATCCAATCCATATGATGTGGAAAAACCCGCTGGTCCAAAAACATCTCAGAAAACTGAGGAAAGGTAATATCTTCACGGGCTACGCCCATGGCTTTTAATGAACGCTCTTTAGCGTTTTCCTTTGCCTCGACAAGGGCGGTAGCAAAGGCTGGGTCTCTTAAACACCAGATACGAACAGTGTCTGGCTTTTTGCCATTTTGTTCCATAGCCCTATGTACCGACATACCTTCAGATACCAGCGCCAAAACTTTGGCTTTAGCCTCTGATGCCATAGCGGTACGGGGGTTATTAGTCTTCTGAAAAGTCACGTAACTGTCCCATCTGCATATAGTACAGACCAGTTAGTAACGGATAGTAGATACAGTCTGTAACGCAAGTTCCTGAAGAACTTGCTTAGGTAGTAAAAGAAATAGTCTCTATATAGTATTAACCCGTTCAAACAGCCATTCCGAACGGTTCAAAGGCAAAAATCTTTTTACTTAATTAAAACAGTTAAGTAACAGCCTAAACAGGGCATAGGGGACTGTACGGGAAAATCTTTATGGGAGATACAGTATATCTTACAGCCGTAGTTTAATCACTCTAGGGTCAGAAACAGACTACAGGTAGACAGATACAGGTTGACCTGTACTGTACAGGCTGAGTGTAGACAGAGACTAGTCTGCGGCTCGATAGACAGGACTACCTCGCCCCTGTTTTATTAAACTGAAATAGTTACAGCCCTGGCGATGGCTGGCCATCTATCTCTCTCTCTCAGTCGCCTGATGATAGCATGGACAGCAAATCAGCCAATGCTCTGCCTATTCAGCAGAGCATGCGAACAGGCTGATTTCTCTCAGCGTGGTAAACCACGCATCTGGCCTGTCTGGAGCGCCCATGAATGTGCGCCTGCTTGGGCGCAAGCGCCCTGCACAGTCCAGCCATGCCCCGCGTCTAGCCCAAGATTGGGCTATCCGATGCAAGCCCATGCTCCTAATTACGCGACTGACAGAGAGTCAGTTGGTATAAGAAAGGAAAGTACAATGTCCGATGAACTGACTGTATCCAACCCATGTTACCAGTGCATGATTCAAATGGAACTATGTGTGGACTGCCAAGACCTGCGAGACTCACGGGCGACCAACATCGCCCATGACATGGTAGACGAAGGAAACCTTATCTACCCTGCGCAGTGGCACAGCATAACCGAACCAAGTGGTCATGACTGGGTATCGCCCACCACTTTGGGCACATGGTATGACCCAAAGGCTGAGCGTGAAGAGTTTGTTGAGCCTATCACCAACCTATCCGACAGGTTTTTCGAACTGGTCGTGGACTTAGGTCCACATGAGATGGTCTGTCAAGACTGTCGAATGGTGTGTAACAAGCACGCCGTATGTCCAAGTTGTAACTAATGCAAGGCAGACCTGCTCTGAACAAGTGCAGGAGCAGGTCTGCACAACAACACTACCAACAGAAAAGGAAATAACATGAACACAGTCACATTCAAGAACAGCGTTATCAAGAATGTTGTTGACCGCAATGGATTCTACACAGCATCCATCAACGACTACGAACAACTACCAACAGGGCGCATGATTTGCTCTGACTCCACACGAGTGGTTATCTTCGATGAGAATGTAATCGCACAACTTCGAGCACTCAACTGGCTTGAGGACCAGACAGCGTTCATCAACGCTGAAGGGATTGGCAATACACGATGGGACCGTCGTCCCAACATTGACAACAAGGACAGAAAGCCTGGTCTCAAGCAGGTAGTCCTTACCTCAGTATCGCAAGCATAAACAAAGAGGGGTGGGTGGGGGCTTAGGCTCTCACTCACCTCTCCCCTTTTTTCCTCGGCCCCAGGTAGTTAACACGGATAACTACAAGTCCATTATATAATATGAAAGGTAACAGAATGTTATTAGATTCCATGACTATGCTTGCATTACTGATAGCGTTGACTACAAGTATTGCAGTTGTTACACTAGCAATTAGACAGAACATGATACTTACTAAAGAGAATATAGAACTGCGCCGTGCGCTAAGAATAGCCAAGAAAGCCCGCAGCGTGGACTATTACATGGACCCAGACATAGCGAAGGAAGACCTATGGACAACCAAGTAAAGTATGCAATACATAACTGCCACCAATGTGGCATGGATATTTTAGTAGATGTAAATAGAACCAGTCCACGAAACTACTGCAGCCCATGTGCATGGGCAAAGTTAGGAGAAACAAACTATGTCGTACACAGTTCATGAAATAGCGGACTTAAATGAGTCCATTGATAAAGCAATACTATCTATCAAAGCAGCCAACGCTATCCTCGAAGAGATGATGGCGACTGGACGAATCTATGTGGAGGAAGAATAAATGACAGAACAAGAAGTAAGAAGCATTAAAAATGCAGCAACAGAATACGCCAAAAAGTTCCTAACATTTAAGTACCATGAAGAATACCAAGAACTATACAAAGCATACTGTAATAATCGTGGAGTTACCACAATTAAAGGATACACAAAAGTTCCAGTAGATGAAAGACTATTGGTTAAAGAACAATGACAGGCCCATACATAAAGCCTCAGTGTGCTGACTGCGACCAATATGCAGATGAGTTCTGCAACATCAGTGGTCTATGTACTACATGCTGCGGTAAATGCTATGAAGGAGATGAATGTGAATAAAATTTCAGATTACAAATATGAAATGTGGTTCTCAAATACATGTTGGAACGTATTAACTAAAGAAGAATCAGCGTTATGCTTTACACGTTGGGTAAAAGAAGGATATAAATTATGAGTGACTTAAACCCTGACCACTTAGATGTAATGACAACACTCAAGATAGTAAGGTTGGTTGCAGGATACACGCTTGCAGATGTAGAACGCGTAAGCAATGGCGAGTTTACTGTCGCAGCATTAGGTAGTTATGAGCGCAACCATAGAAGTATAACAGTTAAAAGACTGTTAAAATTGTGTGAGGTATATGGAGTGTCAGTTGAAACAGTTATCAGACATAGTATGTATGGAGACAGAATACATGTAATGAGAAGGAGAAAAGATGGGCTACGAACCACCGCTTGAAGATGACATAGCACTAGACAAAGATGTGGAAGATGACAGTGATATCTACACAGAACCAGACAGGATGTGGGGAGATGAATGATGATGCAAGATGCAGCCAATGCGGCACACTATGCGATGTCTGCAACACAGAAGATGATGATGAATGACATATCAATCCTCCCTCTCACACCATTACAGTCCTGGGTCTTCATCATTACAGTTTTCTATATCCTCTACAGATGGGTTGTTAGATGAAAAAACTATTCGCCTTGCTTACAGCATGGTATCTAGTGTTCTGGTCAATGCTGCCAGGGCACACGCCAGTAGCACAAGCACAACCACACACAGAAGCCAAGCCTACGGAGATGAGCGAGTTCCATTGGACTCCCCGTGCTTTGAAACTATATGCCAAACAGTTTATGAAGATGGCATACCCCGAATGGAACTCGTCTGAGCATCGTGCTTTGATGAAACTATGGGGTAAGGAATCAGGTTGGAATCACAAAGCACAGAACCCTACTAGTTCTGCCTTTGGTGTGCCACAACTATTAAAACTTGACCCCGATACCCCAGCCCCGCTTCAGATTGAGCGGGGGCTGGGCTACATAGTGCACCGTTACGACAAACCATCAGTTGCATGGACACATTGGAGAGAACATGGCTGGTACTAAGGAGAAGCAAATGACAATAAAAAATGTCGGAACACCAGGACTAAAAGAAGCAAAAGAATTAGCCAATAAACTTTACGATGATGAGTTCGGTGCTCATTATTTACTTGGCTATCTATGGGCAACACTAACCCAAGAGCAACAACAAGATGTGTTGGAATCCCTCCAGCGCTATACAAAAGAAAAGGAAAGCAAATGACAACAGCAGACAAGATGCGTGAAGCCATTGACGCATGCAAGGACAGCATCATAGGTACTGACAATGAAGGACAAGAACTACAAGACCAACGCAAGACATTGACTGACAGTATCTACGCACTACTCAATACAAAAGAAGAACCAACAGTTGAACACATAGCACAAGTAACAGTTGCATTGGATAAGGACATCCAACTGCGTGACTTCTTGCTAGGTTTACCATCAGAATACTCAACAGAAGATGTTAATAATTATCTAGGATACTTCTGGGATTCAGTGCCGAAAGAATACATAGCACCTATTGCTAGTGTACTTGCTTCTAATCTATATTCTCTTGAGCGTCTAGATGATGCAAAAGAAATGCTTGCAATGGCACTCATTGCTAAGCCAAACTATTCACTAGCAAATCTACTTAACCGTGTGTTTAATTCACACTGGCCACCACAAGCGTTCATTAGTATGACCGAGGAACTACATCCAAAGGTTAAAGCAGGGATGGGTATCTAATCATGGGATTGGATATGTATTTGTATGCTCGCAAGGGCATCTCATCTATTGAGTGGGAACCAGAAACACACAATAAGAAACTGAATGCTGATTACACAATCCTTGCCTCATTAGTGGGGGCTACGGATTGGATGTATAACCCAAATGATTTAGCCTTTGCATCTGTGTCTATCCAAGTTGGATACTGGCGCAAAGTTAATGCTATCCATAACTGGTTCATTCAAGAACTAGCAGATGGAGAAGACAACTGTCAGCCAATCTATGTACCTCGCAGTTCTTTAGTTGACCTAAAGATTATATGCGAAGAAGTATTGGCAGACCACAGTAAAGCAGATACACTACTGCCAACAGGCTCTGGCTTTTTCTTTGGCAGCACAGAGTATGACGAATGGTATTTTCATGGTATTGAAAACACCGTGAGGATAGTAAGTAAACTCATTGAAGATGTACCCGAAGGATGGGCCTTCGAGTATCAGGCTTCATGGTAAAGAAAGGGACATATGACTACAGCAAATGTAGTAGATAAGAAAAACCGTTCAGCCTGGATTAAAGCAGGCGTAGCGGTTGAAGCAACCAGCGCAGCACAAGTAGCACAGCAAGCAGGACTTAACTGGACAGTTAGCCTGTCAGACATGCATACAGAGGAGTTTATGCATGTACCCAAGAAGCAAGCAGTAGTAAAGAAACATGATGGCAAACAGTCAGTCATTGGTGTAGTGGGTAGCAAGTACAAAGTCTTTCAGAACTCTGAAGTCTTTGGCTCACTAGATGGATTGATTGATTCAGGAGAGGCTCGCTATGCAGCAGCAGGTGAGTACGATGGCGGAGCAAAAGTATGGATGCTCATGTCATTACCAAAAGAAATGGAAATCAAGGGCGACCCGCATGCTGCCTTCTTGCTAGCCAAAACCAGTCATGATGGTTCATCATCAGTAGTACTACGCCCTATCATTGAGCGATTGTTTTGTGCTAATCAAATCAATCGTATCTTTAGAAGCAAGAGCCAAGCGCATACATATACGCTGCGTCATACACAAAACGCAGTGCTATCAGTATCTGATATGCGAAACCTTCTTGACCTAACCTACTCAAGCATTGATATGTATAGCGACCTGGCTAACCATCTCATGCAACGTGAGTCAGACATCAATAGAGCAACAGCCTACTTCAAAAAGGTATGGGCATTGCCAACCAAGATAGAGAACGCACCACTGCACCTACTATCCAAGGGTGAAAAGAACGCTAAGTCCCGTGCTCTCAATGCACGGCAGAAGGCGTTTGCTATCTACTCAGATAGCCCAACGCAAGAGAACATTCGCAACACAGAGTTTGGTTTATGGCAAGCAGTTGTGGAATATGCTGACCATTACTCTCAGAAAGATGCTAGTATTGCTACCCTAGCAGGGCGCAATGATGGCATCAAATTACGAGCACTAGAACTACTATCAATCTAAGGAGAATCGTGTACCTAAATCCAATCACAGTAGACGGAACAACCTACAACTTCACAGAAGAATCACTCAAAGAACTAATCAAGAGTGAGACTGCAGCAAAAAGAAAGCACGAAGCAGTATCCAATGAAGTACAAGAAGCATACAAAAGGCTTATCTCCATTCGAAGCAAGGTGTATGATTTCTTTTCAGAAGCATTTGATGATGGTTCAGATGAAGCAACAGTTAATCGTGACGACGTTAACGAATTGCTTGAAGCAATCGGTTCAGATGTACTCACTACAACCTGGTCAGCAACTGTAGAGATTACAGTTACTGTTACTGGTATCAAGGCTACCTCCCCTGAGGAAGTTGAAGATATCATTACGGACAACATCGAAGTCAGCGGCTACGACTTAGAGTTGCACGACCCAGATGTACGAGTGCAAGACATCGAGCGCGAGTAACCAACATCAGCAGCGCTATCTAACACATAGGAGTTTGTTCATTTCTACTATGTGTTAGACTTGGGGATGGGTGGTCCCGCCATCTGCGAAACACGGGACACTAAACAAGGAGACAAATGCCAACAGAAATAGTAAGAGATAGATACGGTAGACCAATGGTTGTACCGCCAAAGGGTGGCGCTCCAATTGCATACACCCGCGCCACTACAATAGCCAACAGTCTTGATGATGCGTCAGCATTGACAGCATGGAAGATGAGGATGGCTGCAATAGGTTTAACAAGCAGACCAGACCTGCTACTAGCAATAGGTGTAGCAGCAGAAGATAACAAGTTAGTTAATGCATACATCGAAGAAGCAATGGATGCAGCAGGTGCAAGTAAGGCAGCAACAATAGGCACAGCCATACACGCACTAACAGAAAAGTTAGATTTAGGATTAGACTTAGGTCCAGTACCAGAACAGTGGATGCCAGACATCAAAGCCTACGAACAGGCAACCAGTATATTAACTAACCTATTCATTGAACAGTTCACAGTTCTTGATAAGTTTAAGATTGCTGGCACACCAGATAGAGTTGTTGAGTACAAAGGTGAGCGATTCATTGCTGACCTTAAGACAGGTCGCATCGACCATCCAAATAATATATCAATGCAGTTGGCTATCTATGCCAACGGCTTGCCGTATATGGTGGACACGGCAAGCCGTGGCACATGGGGCGACATCAACAAAGAAAAAGCAATTATAATTCATGCCCCAGCAGGGACAGGAACATGCAAACTAGTATGGGTTGACATCAAAGAAGGATGGAAAGGTGTACAGTTTGCAATGAAAGTAAGACAGTGGCGTGACCAGAAGGGTTTAGCCACTCCATTTGAGCAAGGAGAAGATAGTGCCTAGCACCGAAGCACCAATCAGTATCACAGTAAAGACACCAGCAGGTAGTCTTGTAACAGTCCGCGCAGAAAGCGGAGATGAACTAGACAACATCATTGCACTATCAGTGCATGCAATTGCATCAGCAGCACAGGAACTAGAGTCCGCAGTACGCGGTACTCCAGCCCCATCAGTTACATCAGTTGCTCAAGCATTTGGCGGCAACATCATTGAAACAGGAGCACCAGTTCCTGCACAAGATTACACACAACCAGCACCAACTCAAATCATTGGTGGGCGCAATTGTCCACATGGCAAGATGACTGCAATTCAAGGTATGGGTAAAGATGGTAAGCCATACAAGGGTTGGTTTTGTCCAGCACCTAAGGGTGCTTTCGACAAGTGTAAGAACCAATACGTAACAGTTCAGTCACCTGAATGGAACACCTTTGTTCCAGAACAGATTAAGTGAAGACCCTCAAACGCTCTATAAATAAAGCAGAGGTGGGTGGCGAACCGTTGCCACCTGCCTTTGCTGCATTTGAAAGGGCTGGCA